AGCTCACCCTCGATTTCCAACCAGTAAAAACAGGCTGGCTAGAGAAGCCGCAATATGAGACTCGCCAAGCAGAACTTGAAGCCGAGGCTCTTGCCGCTCACGATGACGATGATAGCGAAGAAATGGATAAGTTAAAGGAAGCACTAGAGCTTTCTCAAACACAAAATGAAAACCTTAGAGGAAAATTAGAAAAAATGGCTATTAGCATCCAAGAGATGCAGTCATTTGCCAATAAGGTAAAAGGAACTTTAAGTGAAGTTAACCTACAAAATGCTAGGTTACTTTATACAAACAAGGCTTTGAGTAGTGACTCGTTGAATGGGCGGCAAAAAGATAAACTTGTCGAGGCTATCTCAAATTCTAAAACAGTTGAAGAGGCAAAAGTAATTTATGAAACCCTTCAAGGCGCAGTGGGAGAGCGGAAACAAAGAAGTTCTGCTCCGAAATCACTTAGCGAGGCGGTAACAAAGCGTTCTTCAGCTTTGCTTAAAGGCAGCGAAGCTAAACCGGAAGTCGATTCCAATATGGATAGAATGAAGCGTTTGGCTGGAATTAATTAAACTACAAAAAGGAGAAATAAAACTATGTCAGTTTTAGATAAATTAACAGAAGGTATCGTTAATCGTGATCTCCAGAAGGAAGGTGCTGCCCTGCTTGCGAAGTGGGAAAACACTGGACTTCTTGAGGGAATGAAAGACGAGCGTTCTAAAGACGCTATGGCTCGTTTGCTTGAAAACCAAGCTAAAGAGCTTCTTAGAGAGGCATCCTCTGCAATGAGTCAGGGTGATGTTGAAGGTTTTGCATCTGTTGCATTTCCAATTGTACGCCGTGTATTCGGATCTTTGATTGCTAACGATCTTGTTAGTGTTCAACCAATGAGCCTCCCATCGGGACTCATCTTCTTCCTTGACTTCACTTACGATAGAGCAAGAGCAGCCGCAGGTGCTGCACAGGACGGTTCTATTTACGGTGGTGGAGTTGTAGGTCAGGAGTTGACTGGTGGTGTTAACTTGGGTCAGACAAAGCTTGATTCCACTGTGCTTAACAACACTGCTCTCTCATCGAGTAATCCAGAAAAAGGCTTTTATGGTCTCAATAATGGATACGCTTCACCAACTGGCTCAAAGGCTAACGAAGCAGGTCGTTTTACTCTTGCCGCACACGGTGTTTATCCGGGTGATGCAAGCGCAGGAATTGCCAAATTAGCTCAGTTCGATCCGGATATTCCATCTGGTTCTGTAGTTGCTGTTGCGACTGTGAATGTTTCTGAGTTTACTGGATCCAATGGTACAAAGTTTAACTTGGACAACCTTATTGGATTGGATGTTATTCACGACGGAGCAAAAGGTAGAGCTGGTCTTCTCCAAAGAAGATTAACTTCTTTTGCAACAGGGTCAAGCCAATCGACATTGAATCTTGTTTTCGTGTCCACATCATCTACCGATGCCGACGCTCAAGCAAGCTTGAATGCTGCTATAGCACAAACCGCAGATTCTACATTTGCACTCGTTGATAACTTCAACGGAACACCAGCAGCAGGTGCAGCCGAAGCTATCGGAGCAGTTGCAGGTGATGACGACTGGGGTCTTGAAGATAACATCAATATTCCAGAACTCAACATCAAAGTTGATTCCGTCAGCGTGACAGCAGTAACCAAGAAGCTCAAGGCTAAGTGGACACCAGAATTGGGTCAAGACCTTAATGCATACCACAACCTTGATGCAGAAGTTGAGCTTACAAGCATTCTCTCTGAGCAAATTGCTCTTGAGATTGACAGAGAGATCCTTAAGGACCTTATCGCAGGCTCAACTGCTGGTAAATACTACTGGTCTCGCCGTCCGGGTCGCTTTGTAAACAGAGAGACTGGAGCACAGGTTGGTGGAAATGTTTCCAACGAATCATTGATGGGTGCAGACTTCACTGGTACTGTTTCCGAATGGTACGAGACATTGATCGAAACCATTAACGATGTATCTGCTCAAATCCACAGAAAGACACTCCGTGGAGGCGCTAACTTTGTTGTTTGTTCACCAGAAGTTGCAAACATCCTTGAGTTCACTGCTGGATTCAGAGCTAATGTAACTGCTGATTCCGACAGAGGAACAGTTGGTGCAGTCAATGTTGGATCATTGAGCAAGAAGTGGGAAGTGTATGTAGATCCTTACTTCCCGAGAAATGTTATTCTCGTGGGTAGAAAAGGTGGATCGTTCCTTGAGAGCGGTTATGTGTACGCACCATATGTACCACTTCAGGTAACTCCAACTATCTTCGGTGTAGAGGACTTCGTACCTCGCAAGGGTGTCATGACCCGTTACGCCAAGAAGATGGTAAGACCTGATATGTATGGTCTTGTTATTTGTCAAGATCTTCTCGGATAATCCAAGATAATCTTAAGTAACACAAAGAGCCTCGTCATTAATTTGGCGGGGCTTTTTTCTTTTCTACCTTCCTTAAAGGTTGTCGCAGACTAATTATATATAGCGTATTTTATTTTGAAATAAGGAGATCTAAATAATGGCTCTTCCAACCTTGACACCTTCTAGCAATACTAGTGTGTCTATTTTACCAATAACTGGAAATAGTGATAATGTCAATTCTGCGACAAATCCCCTTCCGTATGGAATTTATGTTACAAAAGCAGGGACAGACACGGCAGCAAACGCTTTTATTTCCGGAGCCGTCGATCAGGTGGCTTATGTATATCAAAAGCTTGGTGGCGATATTCTGGACATTGAACTGTCAGAGTATCAAGTCTATGCTGCATATGAAGAAGCGGTTTTGGAATACTCTTATATTGTTAATATCCACCAAGCAAAAAATGCAATGTCCGACTTTCTTGGCAACCCAACGGGAACATTTGATCAAGACGGAGAAATGGTCAGTGGAGATGCTCTAAGTGGATCAAACATCGAGACTAGATATCCAAGGTTTAATTTTGAGTATAGCAAAAGGATAGCAAACACTCTAGCCACTGAAGGCGGATTTGGAGGTGATGTACCAATATACTCCGCATCATTTACAACAGAAGTTGGAAAACAAGATTATGACTTACAAGCAATTATAGAGGCATCTGCTTCTGCTGACTCAAGCCTGCCTTTCTACAACGCAGTTGGAAACAACAAGGTTACAATTAGAAAGGTGTTCTATAAAACACCGCATGCCATGTGGAGATTTTATGGATACTATGGGGGACTAAACACCGTAGGAAATCTATCTTATTATGGACAGTATGCAGATGATTCCACCTTTGAAGTCATCCCAGTCTGGCAAAATAAGGCTCAAGCCATGGCATTTGAGGATGCCATTTGGACCCGAACCTCTCACTTTTCTTACGAGATTAAAAACAATCAGTTGAGAATTTTCCCTAATCCAACTAGCGTTGGTCCTAGTAAAATGTGGGTAGAATTCAGCGTTAAATCCAGCGCATGGGAAGAGACTGGAGACGAGGACACGGGAGTCAAGGGAATAAACAACATGAATACGCTCCCATTTGAAAATATTGAATATCTTAATATTAACTCAATTGGTAAGCAATGGATTAGAAGGTTTGCACTAGCTGTATCAAAAGAAATGCTCGGAAACATTAGGAGCAAGTTTGCATCACTTCCCATACCGGGAAATAGTGTAACTCTCAACGGTCCAGCTCTTGTTTCAGAAGGCAAGGCAGAACAAACAGCGCTAAGAGATGAGCTAAAGACTGTATTGGCTGATATGACATATCCTAAATTAGCTGAAGAGACAGCGCAGGAAATAGAAAACACAGTAAAAACAATGCAGGGGGTTCCTCTGCCTGTATTTGTGGGGTAGATAACTAGTGGCTAAGAAAAACAAATGGACACAACCTAGCAATCCTCCTCCTCCTCTTTTCACTGGGAAGAAGGAGAGAGATCTTGTAAAGAAGATCAATGATGAAGTTATTGAGCGAGTTATAGGTCAAACTGTACTCTATTATCCGATTAGTCTTGAGCACACAAACTTTCATCCTTTATACGGAGAGGCTATAAACAAGACATTCCTACCACCAGTAAGAGTGCATGCGCTAGTTCAATGGCAAGGAATTGATTCTACGAATACAAATCTGGGAATCGACAAGAAATCTTCAATTGATGTATTCTTTCACAAGAGAAGGTTAACCGAAGATCAAGATCTATTTGTTAGGGAGGGAGATTTTCTCTTGTATGGTACTTTTTTATATGAGATACTATCTCTTAACGAACCAACGGAAATATTCGGACAAGTAGACCATAAAATGGAAATTTTAGCAAAATGCACAAGAGCAAGAAGAGGAGTTTTCGATGCCACATGATGAAAAATTTAGGGACTTACCGCCCGAGCCAGCATCACTAAAAGACCCTCAAGGATTGAGAGAGTTAAACTTCGCCCCCTCCACTCTTGAGACAATAGATTATTCTATTTATGACTATATTAATGACAAGATCAATTTCCATGTAACAACAAACAAGGGATTTGAAAAAGTGCCAATTATATGGGTCTCTTCTGAGCGATCATTCCAAATAAAAGACAGAAAAGAGCTTCGTGATGACGAAGGGTCTATAATAATGCCGGTCATCACTATCGAAAGAGCCTCAGTTACGAAAGATCTAAATAAAAGAGGTTCTCGATACGGAGATCAGTTCATCAATCAGGATGCAAAAGGCGGAGGGTCTATTATTGCTAGGAGAATCCAGCAAAAGAAAACCTCAGAGTTTAATAATGCAGATCAAAATAGAAAAGGACCCTCATTTAGCCCCGCTAAGGGTCCAAAGTTTATTCGCAGGACAGACAAAAGAAAAGTCGTGTATGAAACGATATCCATTCCACCAGTTGTCTATGTGGATGTTGCTTATACGGTAACATTAAGAACTGAATATCAACAACAAATGAATGAAATAATGCAAGTGTTCGTTGCCCGACCCGGAACAATAAATTATTTAATGCTTAAAAGAGATGATCACAAGTATGAAGGGTTTATACAGGGAGATTTTGCACAATCAAACAATATTAGCGCAATGGATGGCGAAGAGAGAAGATTTGAGACAAAAATAGATATAAAAGTATTGGGATATCTTGTTGGAGATGGTCCAAATGACGAAAGACCGAGGTTCTCAATAAGAGAGAATGCTGTAGAGGTACGAATCCCAAGAGAAAAAGCTATTTTCGGAGACATTCCACAACACGATCTGGCTAGTGGATATAGGGAATAGATTTTCCATTATTTTTAGAGAACTGGTTATATTGAATAATTTTGTCCTTTCTAGTTACTCCTTACTATTTATTAAAGAAAAAATGTTTTTATTCCAAGAGAATATAAAAGGAGACTCACAACAATGTCAGCAAAGAATTTCAAGTTTGTTTCCCCCGGTGTTTTTATCAACGAAATTGATAATTCACAATTACCGAGGGTAGCGCCACCAATTGGTCCCGTAGTCATCGGTAGATTCAGAAGAGGACCGGCATTTTTACCAACTAGAGTAGAGTCATTATCAGAATTAATTCGGATTTTTGGTGAGCCAGTAAGAGGCGAGGAAGCTAGTGATACTTGGAGAGGTGGTATTCCAACCGGTCCAACTTACGGAGCATACGCCGCAGCCGCATGGCTAAAGAACGGCTCCCCGATCACTGTAGTTAGGCTTTTGGGTGATCAAAGTGCAAATCCTTCAAACGAAACAGACGCCAAAGCTGGCTGGAGCATGGGCGCAGCCCCTGCCGCCGACGGAAACACAGGCGGCGCATACGGTCTATTTTTGGTACAATCAGGTGCCCTA